TTAATTCATAGGACCCTTACTTGTGACACGATCCCAAAACCCTTTTTTATGAGCGCTTAACAGTGCTGTTGTGATCACAACAGCCAAAACGCAAAATTGGGGTTTTAATTTGATACCAATTAGCAAAAGAGAAGCGTCATAATGCTGATATACCAGCATTATGACGCTTCTCTTTTTATCTACCGACGTCGACTTATCACCCGCACGGTAGTTATACCATCAAGGGTAGCACGCTATAAATGCCATTTATAAGCCATTTCTGAAAAAGAGAGATTTTTAATTTACAAATCGTGGAAGAGCACAAATTAATTTAATATTGGTCCTTTTTTTGATGTTTTGCTTTATCCACTATTATATACCAACCTATTATCTCAAACACACAAAAAAAGTCCCACACCAGCCAATTAAGGCTAGTGTGGGATTTTACAAATGACTTTACATTTTTTACTAAAGGGCAAAGTGTTAACATTGCATCTGTTTGCTTCGTTTTTCGCTGAGATACTTTCTCTTATGTATTAGCCATCTACCTTTACAGCAGGCGGCTTTTTACGCAAAAAATTCCCCACGCCGAAGCGCAGGGGAATTAATCAAGTTATAACTATCATCTAGAAACTACACTAGAGACAATTAATATTATACTTATTACTTGCTATTCTGTAAAGCTTGATAGAGAAGCGACAAAGCTTATTAACCTATATTTCAATACTCGGAGTAATCTATAAGACTCTTTACATTTATTCGCTTTGGTGTATAATTACCAGTATTCTCTCTTAGTCTTTAGGGAGAAGAACACCTATTTTATTTTAAGCATTGGACCAGTCTTGGCTGGTCCTTTTTGTATATTTCCGCAAATGTGAACTACTCGGCCATAAAAAAATCCCCCACGCCGAAACGTAAGGGACTAGAACAGTTCACAATTATTATACTACTTTTCGCCTGCTTGTGAGGTGGATTCTGACGCCGTTTCAGCATCTGGTTGCGCATTGCTATCCAAATTAGCCGCTAGCGATGACGCTAAAGTGGCTGCTGAACTAGCCGTGGCCGTGTCACCAACTGCTGCCGCGCTAGCCGCTTGACTGTAAGCCGCCACCACCGCTTGTGATGCTTGGGCTTCGGCTTGACTAGCTGCTGCTGAGTTAGCTGCTTCAATCTTAGCTTGAGCTTCTGCCAAGGCTTCCACGACCGTTTGTTCCGTAGAAGCTAACGTGCTCGACTTGGTCTTGATCGTGTTGCCGGTATCTTCCAAAAAAGACCGTTGCGACAGCTAAGCCAATAATCAACACGGACCCGATAATCTGGGCCCAATAAGCAGGCTTCTTGTAGTTAGCTTTGAGTGTTGCCTGAATTACATTTAAAAATTTTGTCATTATTTTCCCTCCTAAAGGAACTTTTCTGCGATATAAATAACTAACGTGACAAGCACGCCACTAACCAAGACACCGATCAGCCAATTTTGAATAGTTGTAACGCGGTCAATTTGATGGCTAGCTTCGATGGACTTGGCCAGCGCCTTGTCCGCTTTGTCGCCAATATCGTCAACTTGATTCAGCTTTTCTTCGATGTTCTCAACTTTCGTTTTGGTGGCGGCCACATCCTTTTGAATATCCATTAATAACTTGGTTGTATCGTCGTATTGTGCCATTACCGCACCACCAATCGCTGGCCAGGATAGATAGTGGTGTAAATTGACTTTCCATTCTGGCTAGCTAATGTAGTCATGCTCAGGCCGTTGCGTTGTGCGATTGTCCACCAGTTGTCGCCGGACTTGACTGTGTAATACGTATGACTAACCAGCTGACCAGTAACTCGCTTCCCGTAGGCTGGCCCGTTGGTGACGCCTAGCTTAATAAAGCCATACAGGCCGTTTGAGCGGGTGTAGCGTGCCCATACATAGTCGTGTTCAATAATGACTGCATTGTAAGTCACACTTTCACCCTTGTAGTAGGTAGCCACTTGACGTACCTTGTCTGAATCCGTGTAACGTACTGCCAGAGTCCGATTAGGATAGAACACCCCACGTTGGCTGTATTTAACGACCTTAAAAGTGGCCTTCTTAGCTGCCTGTTTATGAGCCTGCTTAATATTGGCCTGTGCTTTAGTCTTGCTAGCAGTTGTATAGCCTGATTTAGTAATGCCCGTTAAATCGACATTGCCATCTAATCCACCTGACTTATACATGCTAGTGAATTGGAAGATAGCCACGCCGTCCATTGACGGGAAATAGTTGTAATCAGGGCTAGTTCTAACCAGATAGTCTGGATACTCAGCTAGCCACAGGCAATTACCATAGGCTTTGACAATGGCGCTAGTGTTAACATGAGCGTTTAAATAGGCTTTGCCGGAATACAACACAGGGGTATAACCAGCCGCCTTAATGAGGGCCATCTGGACTAGAATGACATTAGTATTGGCTGTCACGCTATTAGAAGCACCGTCCTCATAGTCCAACGCCACAATGCTGCCCTTGGGCGTCCTAATACGTGGCAAGTAATAGGCCATCATTGCCTTGGCATTGGTCATATTGCCACCAACACCGTCCCACAAATAGGTGTGCACCCGTTTACCAGCCTGCTGAGCTGATTTAACTTGGCTGTTATACGTGGTCTGAGGGATATTAGTACCGCCATAGAAGCCACCTGCCTGTGATAGCACGAACTTATCAGTGTTGTATCCGAATGTCCCACTATTACCGTTGTACTTAGACCAATCAACCCCTTGGTCACGACTAGTTGAAGCCTGACTGGTAACATTGACCATTAAAAAGGCCATAAAAATGGCGCCCACCGTTAAGATGAGTGCCTTTAACTTGTGCTTATTCAATTGTCTACCTCCTATTTGTCATTCCTGATTGAACGGTCAAAAGCATCCTAAAATACACTGGCCTAGTCGTTTTAACTTATTAATTTTCAATTCACCATCTCTTCAAAGTTCATCTTTCACTTAATATTTATGATGTTGGCAATTCATTCTTAAGAATGGATTGCAGCACGCTCTGCGCCTCCGACATTGTAACATCGTCTAACTTCTTATCTGAAAAATCTGATTCAGTGGCAGTAACATTCGCATTCACATATGTGCCAGTTTCAGACTGATTAAATTGAGTGGATACAGATGAAATCCTGCCAGCAGTAAAACTCCACCCACCATTAACTGCAATTAGAGAGTCAATTATTGATGGAATCTTATTCATCGCACGTTTGGATAATTCTTTTTTTGTTAGATCATCGAAAGTTTCATCTTTAGCTAAGTCTGTCGGATAAATAGTGACATTTGCCGTAATAGTTACTCGACCTTCTACTTCGCCACGAAGACCTGCAATTACAGAACTCGTATTTCCAGTTCCATCGATATTATAAGAGATGCTAGTGTTTAATAGTTCCATTTTTATTCCCCTTTTCCATATGCTTTATCAAACTGATCGAATACCAATGCGTATACTAAAGCTGTTTGCCCTTCCAGCTCGTATGGATAGTCCTCAAGTGCATGAAATAAAGCTTTCATTCGTGCAGAATATGAGCTGATTTCAATACTTACTGGTTCGTTCACTAATTGGTCAAACTCTTTTTGAGCTTCGTCCATGGTGTAGTCGTCTTTCAGAATTAGGGTCCTTTTGTCTTTCTTATAAACAAAATCCCCATCTTTATCTGTTTTAAAGAAAGTCTTTTGAGTTGCTAATTGGTCAGCATTAAATTGCTTGTTTAGTTCTCCAAGATGATTAATCAACCAGGTGCGCCCAAGCGAAGCTCGACCTTTAAGCCTGAATTCTGACAAAGTGTTTCCAATGGCTACCAGTTGTCCGTTTGTGAATGTTAATACTTCTTTTCTTGCTGTCATAATTGACTATACCTCTTTCATTTCTTTGACTTCAGTTTCTAATTCAGTTATACGATCCCGATAGTTACGGATCAATGGAATAAGAGCTAATGCGACCCGGTCATATTGGATACCCCGGACGCTCCCTTTATCATCGTATTCAACCAGTTCATTCAGGCCAGCATCATCCAGATCGTCAGCAATCATTCCAAAGTAAGTTTCTGGAGTTTTAGCATCAGGGTCAAGGGTCTTGGTTAATACCTCTTCCTTGTCTTTCCAATGTGCAACTGGAACTTCTAGAAGTTTATCACCTAGCTGGGTTTCAAATGTTCGAACAATATCGGTCTTGTACTTAGCAGCGGAATTCGATGGAACTAATGCCCCATCGGGGGCCAAATATGCGTTCGCACCATGAGATGTTGAATGAGGAGAGTTTAGATAAATGTAATCGGCCATCACAGTGATGTTCTTACCATGTAGACCCGTCCCTGCATGACCAGGATCACCAACTCTTATAAATGGCGAATAGCTAATGTAGCCATTATTATATTCTCTACCCCCAGATATAATCACACCCCGTTCGGCACCGCCGATCTTGGTTACTTGCCATCCGGAGGTCGAGTGCCCTCCAGAAATGCCTGCGAACTTTTCTTCTCCCATTGGCGAAGTAAAGATATTTCCATCGTTAGCTCCGTTAGTGACCACAAAATAGTCACGTCCCCAGAACGTTGCACCACCCCATGAGGCCCCCGCCTGAGCGTTACTGATGCGAACATACGGCGTAGATTGACTTGAGAATAATGTCGGTTGGATCATTTGAATTTCCCCACCAGATATAAATACACGATTATCCTTGTCAGCAACTGAGATATACTTATTATTAATGTTAATATCAATTGCATTATCAGACGAATGGATACGTCCCGCCTGGAACTCAACATTACCAGTATTCAGATTAATCGATAAGTTACTGCCTTTAATCGTACCGGTGGTTATATTGTTCGCATTCAAATTGATTACATTTATATTCGCAGCATTTATGGTACCTGCAGTAAGTTTATTAGCACTCAGGTTTGCAATCATGGCATCCTTAATGACGGCATTATCAATATAGGTATCAGCTGTTATATGCAACTTGTTACCGTATATCTGAATTCCTTCAGTAGAGATATTGATTGCATTAATAACCCCAGCCTTTTCGACACGAAGATTGATCCGGTCATTAGTCTGATTGATAGCAGAATATGCGTGCTCAAGATCTGCATTAGTTGAAATATCAGGAGTATAGGCAGCGGCAGTAGTTCCTTGATTAAGCATTGGACAGATCATAGCAACATGCCCACCACCATGAACTCTAAATGAAAGACAAACCGTTTCAGTTCCATCCGGAGGAACAGCATTTTCAACTTTAATTAGTTCTAGTCCGCGGCTTTTTTTGTACACTTCCTTGTGTCCAATACGACTACCTTTAGTGTCGTAAAATTCCACAATAAGTATTGTATTGAATCCGACGGTATCAACATTTACATAAGCACTACCAGACCATGGAGTTGTAATGTCTTGTCCGATAACAATTTTTCTTGAGAACAAATTGTACCAACTAGTATCTGTATTCGTTGATAACGGCTGGTTAATACAAATACCTTGGTAGCCATTAACCCATGACCAAGCGTAATCTGACTTATACCAAATATGAGTTGTCCCACCTGTCCAAGACTGTCCATTCAGATAGTCGTACTGAAATTGTGAGTTAGTTACAAAATTTCTGGTTCCAAAGGTATCAACTTTTCCTACAACGGAAGTTATCTGGTTATTCAATTGGGTTACCTTGGACTGGTATACGTCATTATCCACTTTTCCACGAACTGTTGTTTGAATGGAATCAATAGTTTGAGAGATACTTGACAATGCTGTGATTGTCGCATTGTCTAATGGGCTAGTAGAATAGTCAGTCATAACTGATCCTCGTTCAAGCTTAGGACCGGCGACAATTAACTTATTGGTATTGTCATTGGTTCGTTCAAGTCGAGGGCACACGTCCCCATCGTCAGTAACTACAAATGTAACAAATACTCTCTGCCAGGTTTCATTTAGGCTGACAGTTTTAGCACCAATATCAGTATTACTGGTATTAACGTTATCAATTCCTCGGCAATATAAGTTCGATTTACCAGTCCCACTTTCGTACTTAGCATAAATTGAGAAAGTGTACGTTTCTCCCTTTTTGACAGCCCAGGTCTGAGACAATCCGTCCCAATCTTTGGTGGTGGAAACTGCAGTCATCCCGTTATAAATTTCACCAGTTTTTGTCCAATAATCATATCTGTTCCATATTCCATTAGGATTGTCAAAGTCACGAGTGTCAGTGTACAAGTTTGTGCCCACTGCGCTATTTTGAATCTGTGTTTGAACAGTCATTAAAGTGCTATTAAATGTTGTAGCACTTGCTTGCAATTGACTAATATTATGCTTGTTAGTGGCATTGTCAGAACTTAGTGAATCAAAGCTAGCGCCCAAAGACTTGCTTGTTGCTTGAAGTGTGCTAATATCGGTGTTCTGCTTGCCTAGAGTATTGTTGACTGTCGTAAACTGAGCTTTAAACCCACTGGAATCAGCTTGAAGATCATTGATACTGGTTGTATGTCCATCTACCGTAGTTTTAACACTTGACACAGTTGCATTAATTCCATCAGCAGTGGCATTAATCTGATTTTGTGCCCAAGTTTGAGTAGCGTAACCATTAAGATCCTTCTGCTCAATTTTCTTGGAGATATTAAGTTTCATACCGTCAACAGTTTGCGAAAGCTTGGATAAAGCAGTAACCGAGGCATTATCTGCTGGGTTAGGGCACCAATCAGTAGCTAGTGTCCCACGCTCTAGCATGCGCTTACCGACGGCCGTATTTCGTTCTTGGTTGTTTGTATACTCTATCAACGCAAGTGTTACTGTGCGATCTGGTATTCTTGCAAAGGCAGATGATGTCCCACTCATTCCGTGATTAATCCCATTACCACCAGACCCAGTTAATTGCTGGCCATTGGCATCATAAAAACGTAACAAAACACTAGAGGATCCTTTAGTTATGGCAGGGTCAGTATTATCTAAAAATGCCGAATATATGATACGATCACCAACTGATAAACCTAAATCAGTAATTGGGCCTTTATAATACTGATTATTCCAGTTACTAACGGTTTTAACATCAGCAGTAGTATTTTTTAACAGATTAACTCCACCAACAGCAGTGTTTTGAACCTGTGTTTTAACAGTCGTCATGGTACTGCTAAGTTCGGTGGCAGTCTGCTTAAGTTGACTAATGTCGTTCTTATTAGTGTTATTATCACTTGTTAACGTATTAAACCCAGTGGTCAATTCTTTAGATGTCGCTTGCAAATTTCCAATATCGGTAGTTTGTTTACCTAAAGTATTGTTAACTGTTGTAAATTGACTTTTAAATGAACTTGAATCAGCTTTCAAATCGTTAATATCTGTGGTTTGTCCGTCAACAGTATTCTTGATACTGGACATTGTTCCGTTAATCCCATCAGCGGTAACGTTAATCTGGTTTTGTGTCCACGTCTGGGTTGCATAACCATCAAGATCAGTCTTAGTCAGTTTGACAGCTAGACCATTTTCTAACTCGGCGATAGTCATAGTCGATCCATCAGTTAAAGTCTTATAACTCTGACTGACCGCTCCAGCTATCTGCTTGGCATCTTTAGAATCAGCGGCAGCAGAAGAAGCCTGTTTAACTGCGGCACTAGCGTCATTTTGAGCATTCAGTGCACTAGCTAAGGCACTATCTGCTTTTTGATCAACTTTACTGAACTCCGAAGCTGTAGAGTTTGCTGCGGCAACTGCAGAACTAGCGTCACTTTGAGCACCTACTGCTTTATCCATAGCTTGATTAGCTAATGCGTTCGTATCATCGTACTTGGCCGCAAGCTGGTCAGCCTTATCACTGGCCGCTTTAGCTGCATCTGTACTAGCCTTAGCTTCCAGTTCCACTTGGTCAACTTTTGCTTTCACTTCTTCCCCAGTAGCGTCCGACACAGTAAGTACCCATTTACCAGTTCCATCTGCCTGACGCTCGTAAGTCCACAATTCAACTTTATTACCGTTCTGCTTGTACCAGATATCGTTAAATTTAGCTCCGTATGGCGGTTCAGTTGTATCTGTACCATAGATATAGTTACCCGAAGCACCTTGCCGTCCACCTAAGTCAGCAACATATTGTGATAGCTCGCCTCGCCAAGCATAGCTACTACTAGAGGTTGAGGTCTGATCTGCTTTAGAAACAGCAGACAAACTGCCATCAAACGTCATAGTATAACCATTATTAGGCACGTTGAACTTGTTGCCTTTAGTATCCTGTAGTGTTAGCCAATCGCCAGCTTCTATTGCAGGATTGCCAAACCAATTCAAACTGAAAGGGTAGAAGGTCAAGCTTTGTAACTGTTGCCATATTGATGCTAAACGATCCATTGTCATCAAATTGTTGGTGAGTTTAATCTGTGATCCTGACGCTGTACCTACTTGAAGCGTGTTTGTAGTTTCGGTACTCTGACCTGTTGAATCCGTAGTAGTCGTTGTGACCTCACACTGAATACCGCCAATTTTGTATGGTGCTTCATTTTTTGTTAAGCCACCTTGTTCATATTGGCTCGGATCTAATGTATAATCTGGCTCTGTAATCGTGCGAATTGTTAATTTGCCGTCCCTATCAAACGTTGCAAATCCAGCATAAAATTGAGCAATCATGCCAATTGCATTTCGATACGTTTGACCGGTAATAGCACTCGGTAAGTTAACTTGTACAGGCAAACGACTAATGTCAGTTGTATTGAGTAACACGCCAGCCAAATTTGCAATTTCTGCAATCACACTGGTCATTTTCGCAGGGTAAGTTAACTTAGAAGTGTAGGTACCCTCCAATAGACACATCTGGTCATATGCCTTAATTGTTGTCTCATCGTTGTTTCGGTCCATTTGAATGTCATCTGATACGATAAAAAGACCAAGCGAGCTATACTCATAGCCATTAGATGTTTTTATACCAATCTTAGGCCATACCGTCATGCCGGGTTTAAGTCCTTCAATTAAGTGCGAAAACTTAATTGTCACGCTGTTTTCATAATTCGAGCCAATACCAAACGTATCTCCAGTATAGCCACCTGCGTCATATGAAATGGATGCAATATCTGTCGTTTTATAGTCAATCTTGTTAATTGTGACAACTGCATCCAACGTCCGTTCAGTTGCCTTCCATGCAGCGAGGGCTAAATCAGATTGCTTAATCATTAATTTTCACCCGCCTACTGTTCAATGAAATCCATTGAAACATTTTGCCAAATATAATCTGATGTCACTGGATTAAGTGTATAAATCGGTGCAGTCCGATCACCAACATAAAATGTTTTGGTCACTACTGCACCTTCTTGTGGGTCTAAATAACTGCAAGAAAAAAACTGTCCAGAGACAGCTTTTAGTATTGTGCTATTCTCGGCCAGTGTTAGCGGCCCCCATTTTACTGTTAACTTGCGTTTGATTGCGACACGGTCTCGATGCAAAAGTCCATTCGCGTCACGCGATGCTTTGGCATCGATATCTTGAATTGCAACTTCTAGGGACTGTGGTGCTTTAACCACTGTCCCACCAATCTTCAGTGAATATGTCAATCGTAATCATCTCCTATAGTCTCAACATGTTTTTACCATTCTTCTGATTTACCGCGTTAATGCCTTTAATAGCAGCATTACCGAACTTCTCATCACCAACTTGCAACGTCAAGTTCACATTGATCGGTTGATTGTTCATGCTGCCGCCAACGTTTGTCATTTGTAAGCCCTGTACAATCGCGTTAACGATGCTTGTTCCAAGCTCGTTAATGCCACCACTATTCATACTCTGTGTACTTGTACTACTTGGCTGACTAGCCAGACTGCTCATATCCATCGACTGAGTTAAAGCTGCGGGCATTTGTAAGCCATCACTGAACGTTTGTCCCATGAAGCTTAGTGCCTGCTTAATCAATTGCATTGACCGTGGAATGTTAGTTAAAGGTAAAACCATTTCCGGCTTATTCTGTTCAGCCACTTCGATCATTTGATGAGTATCAACAAGACCACCGTTAGCAAAACGGCGGTGCCCAATCGGTCCACTGTGCAACCAATCAAATTTAGGCGTGCCCCAAATGACTGTATGACCAGCAGCATTGTAATAGTCTGAGTTATTCAGATAAGCCAATACTTGGTCAAATGATGATCTGAAATTATGATGTCCAGGAAAAGCAAATGCATCAAATGTTGACTTGACATACTGTAGTGGTCCACCTGCAGGATTACCAGCTAGCGAGTTCACATCAGTAATTGTCTGCGTAATATTTCGATTCCCGGTCTCTGACTTAGCCACTTCAATGATATCGTGTTGCATCTTTGACCACCGCGATTTAGGAACTTTAGTCATCTCGAGTGCGCGACTAATCATTGAATGAGTGATTGCACCACCATTTGGTCCTTCGCTCTCGCCGTATTCTTTGAGAATCTTACCGACCCAACTTTTAGCACTATCAACACTAAAATCCACCATACTTTTAGCAACATCTAGCGGATAGCCGCCTAAGCCGGTAAATTTAACAAACTTGTTCATAGCAGCTTTCAATACTTTTTCAGGGTGCGTGACATCGTCCCAGATATCACTTGCCGTATCTTTCACACCATTGGCAAAACTACCTACACTGTCCCCTATACCACTGAACAAATCACCAAAATTCGGCATGCTAAAGTTGAAACTTGGCAAATTGAAGTTACCAATACTTGAAAAGTCAAAATCAAAGTCTCCAATACCACCGGCATAGTGTGGCACCATTGCTGTTGCTTTACGAGCCGTTTGTGCCGCATTGAGGATTTGAGTACCTCTCGGAAGATTGACCATCATATTGCGAACTGCTGGGAAAAGACCTGTTCGTCCATTTGGTAACTTGTATGCTTCACGATACTTATCACCAACCTGATCATTAACGATTGCTGGACCACCTTTATGGCGACCACCAGTTGCAAATGACGGAACACTCCAGTGGCTCAATGACTTTGCTTTGCTGGAGGCGCCTACGTGATTGAGAATCCATTTAATGCCATCGATAACGCCATTAACGGCTTTTCCAATCGTACCAATAATTGCATTAGCAACATCCGCAGAACCCTTTTTTACAGACTTCCAACCAGATGAAAGACCGCCACCAATTTTACCGCCTAAACCACCGGCCCATTTTGCAATTGTTTTACCCGTGCCAGTTCTAAACGAAGCAACCCAATTACCTAACTGAGTACCGGCTCTTAACGCAGCCGTTCTAGAACTCCCCATTCCAGAATTAGTCTTCGAGCCTAAACTTCCAGCCCAACTAGAGACAGTCTTACTTGCGCCAGTTCTAAAGTTATTAACCCATGAACCTAACTTACTACCCGCATTCTTGGCTAATCGTTTGCCATCTTCGACTTTAGTATTAACATTACTACCGATATTTGATGCCCATTTTCGAATACCGACGATTGCACCTTTAGATTTGCTCGTAAACTCAGACGTCCAGTTACCAATCTTTTTACCCGCTTCTTGAGCGGCCTTTTTACCATCAGAAACTTTCTTATGAACACCGTTGCCAATATTCGATGCCCAAGTGTTAACAGTTCTCTTAGCACCGCCAACAAACCCAGTAGTCCAATTACCAATATTCTTTCCTGCTTGTTGGAAATCCTTCTTAGCATTAGTTATATGGGTCCCAACCTTTTTACCAACACTCTTAGCCCAATCGGAGGCTTTACCCGGTAATTTCGATGCCCATTTAAGAATATTCTTACCTGTTTTTGTATCTTTAAGGAACCAGGAAGCAATCGTGCCAACCGGATTAATAATAAAACCGATTATTTTAGTCCAATTTTTAGAAATCCAATCGATTGAATCACCAAACCATTTGGTTATATTCTTCCAAACAGAATTACAAAAATCTCTAAATTTCTTATTATGTTTGTATAGCGCGACGAATCCAGCAACTAATGCAGCGATAGCCAATACCACTAATGCTACTGGATTCGCGTCCATAACTACATTCAATGCAGCTTGACCAACAGCAGCCAGTTTAGACCACACAGACCAACTCTTGAGCGCCTTCCAACCATCTGCTAATGCAGTAGCATAATCTGACCACTTCATTTTTGCAAGCGACCATAATGTCTTCACGCTGCCAACAGCTTCTTCTAGCTTATCAATTCCAGTAATCCCTTTAAAAAAGTCTCTGAGAACATGCCCTTTACCACCAATAATAGCCGCTTTATCAGCTAATTTTCCAAGTAGTCCTATTCCATTGCTTAGCCCCGTCATTGTTACTTTAAACGCAAACATAGTTACTAAGACTTTCGCCATTGCTTCAACGGCCGTATGGTGTTTATCTACCCAACTGGAAATCCCGCCTAATGCATCTGCTAACTTCTTAAGCACGCCAACGATAACTCCACCAGTCCACTTTGCTAATGGCTTTAGGAACGAATCCCATATCCATTTAAATGCTGGCTGTGAAGCTTGAATAATGCTGTGAACCAATTTAAGCGCCGCAGCTAATGCATCGAAGAACGTTGGGATTAAATTAGTAATCGTGTATTTGGCCAATGGTAACAGGATATTTTGATATCCCCAATCCAGGCCGTCCCATACATCTTTGACTACTGGTCTAATCGCTTTTAGTAATCTATCAATCGATTGCAGTAAGGGCGTAAAGTCAAGTTTAGAAGCCCACTTAACTGTTGCTCCTGCCATGTCATTTAACGCACCCAACATGTCATTAACCATACCGAGCAGCGTTTTAAAAATAGATGTACCAACACCACCATGTTGCCAAGCCTTGTCAAATTGACCGCCAAGTGCACTAACAGTATTAAAGATGTTTGTGAATATCTTGTAGAGATTTGATGCAATTTTCTCACCTGCACCACTATTCCAAGCATTACGAAATGCTACTGCAATGTTATTCAATACTTTGATGACCTCATTCAGCATATTTAAAATCGACTGAATGAGCTTAGTACCGGTATTACCATGGGTCCACGCATTGTCGAATGCTTTAGCAATATCACCAATAATTCGTGCAACATTAGTAGCTAATTTAATCAGGTTCGCAAAAATACGTTCGCCTAAATTGCCGCCATTCCACGCGTTCCGGAAAGAAGTCGCAATGTCGTGGATCAGTTTCAATACATTATTCAGCGAATTGAAAATAGTTTGGACTAGCTTAGTACCACGACCGCCGCCACCTTCCCATGCTTGTGAGAACGCTTTGGCAATATCACCAATAATGTTAAGCATGTCTGATAACAGCTGTAAGATAGCTTCTACTGTCTTCTGACCAGTGCCGTTGTCCCATACATGCATAAACGATCGTCCAACATCGCTGAGCGCTCGTTCAACCTCTTTCCAAGCATACTTAGCAGCATCCACTACTGAGTTACCCTTGGCGTCCCAAGCTGCCTTCATTGGGTCGAACAGCTCACCTAAAATTTTTTGCAGTTTTTTAGCTGCATCAGTTGCGCTGTTGAATGGATGACCTAATGGTACGCCGAAATTGACACCATCATCACCAGCTCCAGCATCAGTACCATCCGTCGATTGCAGTGGCGTACTTTCCGGTGCGTTTTGTGTTGGCGTTGAATCTGGTGCCGTTTGTGTTTCCTGCGGAGTAAAAGTCTCCTTTGGCTTTTTATCATAAGAGTAGTCTTCATCATCATTGCTCTTATCAAGAACATTCAGTTCATCAAAGCCCATCAAAGATTGCATGAGCTCTTTATTCTTTTTCTTGGTTGCTTCCATTGAGGCCTGGGACCGTTTATTTGCAGCCTCAATTGCTGCATTAGCAGCACGAACTTTGGCTGCACCTTGCTTATTAGACTCCGCAATTTGTCGATTTGCTTCACGAACTGAGGCTGCTTGAGTTTGATTTTGAGCGCGTATTTGTGCATTAGCCTCACGAACCGACTTTGCCTGGGCAGCGTTTTGTTTTCGAATCTCTTCGTTAGCCTTCTTAACAGAAGCAGAAGCTTTACTAGAAGCTGAGGCCGTGTCATTCAGTGCCTTAGACTGCTCATAAAGACCCTGCGCACCTTGTCGAGCTTTGGAGTAACTCATACCTGTTAGTGCTGACGTGAACTGTGCCAACCATGATGTGGCTTTAGATAATGATGACATTAACGCATTCACGGCCGGAAGAACAAAGTTATAAATCGGATAGAATGCTGTCAGTAAATTGACCTTGATTTGATTCAGACTACTTGCAAACTGCGCGTTCGTCTTAAATGCTGTCATCATCCCAGTAGCAAGTTGCGTCAAGCCTTGGTACAGCAACCCAAATACGATTAATTGTGATGGGAGGTACTTCAACTGCTGGGCAATGCCGCCCAGGGCCCCGCTGGTCCGTCTAGCACTAGAAGAGGCTTTGTTCATTGAAGAACTACTACTATTTCCAAAATTGCGTATCCGGCTTGTTGCACCTTGAATACCGTTGCTAATGCGACTGAACCAATTAGAAGGCCCCTTACCGGAACCTGATGCTTTATTCATTGCGCTACTTGCCGCACTGCCGAAACGATTATACGAACCTGCCGCTCGTGTAGCAGCCGTCCCGGATTCACCCATCTCAGTATTGAGCTTACCAATTACAGATTTAAGTTCGTCACCACGATCAGAAACATAAGCATAGCTCTTGTTCAGACTATCATTGGAATTAATGAGCTTGTTCATCTTATCGCGTGTGCTCATGATGCTCTTTTCAAGTGCCGTGCTTTGCTTGGTCAGCCGGTCGCTGGCACCCATCGTCTTCATAGAATCCTGAACATCACGATAGGAGCCCTGCAACGCCTTCAACTGACGCCGATAGGTTTCAATTTTAACTTCGTTTTGATCCATAGCTTTAGAAATCTGCCGCAGTGAGTCCGGCACCGCTTTAAATTCTTGTCGCATTGATTGGGCTAGAGCTTTAGCTTGGTTTTGATAACGCGTCATCTGAGCTTGAGCGGACGCAACCTGATTATCAATTTTAATTCCTTGCGTCCCATTCTGTTGAGCGGTATTCAAGGACGTTTTTTGATTCATTAAGTCACGCATCTTGGCTTGAGCAGCTCGGGCCTGATCCATCTTTGCATTGATATCACTCAGCATGGCCTGTAAGTCCTGTTTTACCTTAACCCGGCTACCGGTAAACATCTTGCCAGCATTCTGGTTGACCTTGCTAGCCCCGGTAGATGTCGAGCTACTCATTCGTTCGAATGCAGTTTTGATAGTCTCGTTCAAACCGGACAACTGGTCTTGCAACTTTTGAACACCTTTAGAAACATCCATCGACTGCTCGGTCTTGTCCATACCGGACTTCGCACTATCAGCGGTCTTCCCCATCAATTTATCAATCATCGGTTGAACCTTGGCAAATTGTTGTTCCATTTGTTCAGTGTTCACTTTGAATAGCAGTTCAATTTCTTCAAGTTCCACGTTGTTTCCCCCTTCCTATGTAGTTTTTTTGAATTTTCGGGCTGTCTTAATCTTTTGCGATTGCTGCATTAGAAGCAACTGGTCCCGTTTCCATTCAGGAACAGAATCCGACGATGTACTAGTCGCTGTTTTGATAAATGGATAAGCCTCTTCAACCGATGGCATTTTGCTAGGGTCGTTCAAAGCAAATGCCATCATCTCAGCTTGCTTGTGATCCATTACCGCTCTCATTCGCATATCATCTATACGGTTACGATTATTTGCGATTACTTGAACCATGAGTTCACCAAAATCAAGTTCCCAAAAGTGGTCAGAATCAATCCCAGATTGCACGGCCAATGGGTAAATAGCACTTAGCAACTCAGAAACAGTCTGGTAATTATTGCTTAAAGTGTCGTCTCGGTCGTTGGTTCGTTGTCCAGAGTGACTTCCGATTCCGTATTCGTCTTCGAAGCCGAAGCTGTCTTGCCGAAAAAACCAGATTCCTGGAATAAGTCTGTTAGCACTGTAAATAAATCCATTGGGGCATGACCTTCATCAAAATATTTTTCAAAGGCAGCAAAAATGTCGTTATCAGTAACGCCGTGAGTTTGGTTCGCACCTTGCAATACGATAAGCATTTCATTCAATGGTGGCAATTTCATTCCGCCATCCGCACTCATAAAGAGCGACATCATAGATTTACCCAAGCGTTTTTCAATATTCAAAATATCACGGCCTGTTAACTTTAATTCAAGTTGTAATCCACCCATTTCAAACTTCTTAGTTGCTTTCTTTACTGTCATAACGTAGTTCCTCCATTTTTATTATTCGTCTCATATCAGCCAGCTGGCCTACTCGTCTCTTACTCAAGTTAATTATTATCTGGATAAAATGTGACGGTTCTAAGCTCCGGCGCTACTACTGGCCGTTGCAAAGTCCGGTCCGTCCGATACGATAATCGAAATCGTGTATTCAAGTGCTCCGTTGACAGCAACGTTACCCATTTTGACGGTATATGAGCCAGTGAAAGAAGCTGTCATCCCATCAGGATAAGTGACCTTCCATTTATATTGCTTATTGTCACCATTGTGCGTTAAAGCCGTTGCAAAGTTGCTGCCCTTGTACACAAAGGTAAAAGCTAACGTTGATGTATTTTCAATCCCAGGAACTGACTTCTTTTTCGTATCTGATAAATCAGTCACATCAATATTTTCTGGGTCTGAACCCATGTCAGGAACGGTCTTAATACCGCCAATTTCATCAAACTTAGTGCCATCCACTGACATTTCAAGCTTGGTCCCTGTTCCGGCAAGCCCGGCACTAGCGTCTGCAGCAAATCGTTGTAAATCAAATACTGTTAAATTCTTTTTCAATTTCAATCATCCTTTCAACTTTCAAATACGCGGTGACTAGTGTTATCAACAACACCAGTAAATCGTAATACAGTGCGATTCACACCCGCTAAATTGCTATCACCAACATCGCTTGAAAAGCCCATATCACCAAATGATGACATGAGCTTATTCGTGATTGCCGTTGTGCTACCTTCTTTTAAGAAGAGGTCAATTGTGATCGTCCATTCCGTTTGCAACTCTTGCTGATTAGCATCACGAAAATAGGCTTTATGTGCCGTGTTGTATATAGCGATTGGGAACACCGTTAAATTATCTGGGTACGTGGTTGAGACCTGTTTAATTTCCGGTATAGCCGTTAGTGCTTGATACACTACTGACTTCACATTAATAATTACCATCAACTACCCCCTAATTTGTTATGGAGTGCGGCCTCCACACTCTGCTTAATCATCTCTGGTGCCTCACGACTGGCTTGTTTGACGGCGGGGGTTAAAAACTGGCGGGCGGGTTGACCGCTTGTCCGATAGAATGTGTGTCCGTCGATTTCGATTTTAGGCATACCATACAGTTTACTCAGGTCAGTATCAACGTCATCAGCAGGAATGAACCAAGGCGTTTGCCTGTACACTGGTGTAAATCCATCGGGTAAATCTTTTTGCGACTCCTCACCCACTCGTCTAGTACCGAGCTCACGAAATAGCGCTACTGGGTCATCGGACCAGACACGACCGACAATCTTGCCATCACTATCGACAACCTCATATTTAATACTTCGAGCCAACTCACCATTTCCATACTTAACGCTGGATTGAAGTTCTTTGACTGCATAGCCCTCTGCTTTCTCAACAACATCAAAAGTAGCATCCCAGATGGCATCGTGAACCACACTGGGCATTTTTTTGAGCTGAGCTTTCAGCTTATCACTGCCACGCCATTCAACTTCAGCCATCCTATTCGCCTCGTTTACGTTGCTCTAAAGTGATATTTTTATGGGTGCTGAATGTTTGTATCGAATTGATAACGTAATCTGGCTCGCTATCTTTAGTAACATTGACACAAACACCCCAATTTTCTTGTTGACCTTCATTGATCTGATTACCTTGATACTTACCAGATTTAATGTACTTAAGGTCTTTGCCCCAGATTTGCGCATTCACTGAACCGCCAGCAGCTTGAATGTTCATCCTCACTGCAATTGGATTGCTCCATCCCGCCGTAATGACATTACCTTCATCATCGTGACCTGATTGTTGTTGTCGTAAATAAACAGTTGTCAGGTCTGTTGGTCTAAGGCGCATTAGAATCGCCTCGTTTTCGCGACTCGGTAAGGTGCTAGCGCGGTTTTAATTATGTTAGGTAGTCCCAGTTCAAACGATTGAGAAACGCCGCCTTCTGACCGCGATGCTTCGCCTTCTGTTCCTTGCTCGTTGTACATGATAATGGCAAGCCGTTTTGCCTGAATTAGAATCGGTGTCGAGAGTGAAGACCGGGTATAATCCAAGCACGTTTGAACAGCATCATCAAAGATGTCATCAACCACCGCAGCATCCGGCGTGTCTTTCTTAACACCTAATCGCGTATATAGTCTTGTCAATTGTCCCGCCTTATCTGGTGGGCTTGGTTTAGCCATACGATCATCCTCTATTCTTCGTCGTCTGTTTCTAACTGAGCATTATCGGCAGTTTTCTCGTCCTTCTGCTTATCAAGACAAACAAAAAGCTCATCGTTGAACGCGTCTTGCGTAATGCTGAGCTCATCACCTTTTTTATACCGAGTATCTTTATACCGAATTGGGTAATCTTTAACGCGAACCTTCATTATCAATCACCTCTAGGCTAAAACCTGAGCTTGAAATACCTCATCCGCCGCGGCAAACGCTGGAAGCGCAACTGCTGAGGCTTTTTCCCAAGTCCCAATTGGATCATTAGTTTCGGTATAAATCATATCGTAAACATTACCCACAGCGTTAATTTGCGCTGGGCCACTGAATTGTGCTAACTCTTCTGGAGTTGGTCCAAACACTTTATTACCAATCGGGTCATCGTTCATTAAGACAAGTCGATTTTCTGGGAAGTAACGACTCTTGGTAATCTTGCCATCTTTTCCGACTTGGGTATATTTTTGATCATAAGTCCGAAAAATTGGTAAACCTTGTGCCTGCATGAAGGTGTCAAAGTCGGCTTGTCCAAGTGCCCGAGTAGAGTTACCATACACGGCTTGTAGAACTTTGGTATTAGTCGTAATCAATCGATAAATCTTCCGACTAGTTAGCGCCCGGGTTGGTGTAATATCCATCTTATCGCACCAGCGCGTAATATCACCAAGGATATCCGCGTCGCCGTTATCCCATGTAGCAGCTCCAGTCAAAGCTTCCTGATGTTCAGTCGGAACTTGATAATCAAGTTGGACAGCAAGTTTACCACTTTCATCTGGCAAAATAGTCTTACCTGTTGCTAAAACGTCCATAGCGGTCTTTTCAATTCGTGCTAAAACGCCTTGATTGAGCACATCAAAGTCGTTATAAACGTGTTGTTGCAAGTAGCTAGCTTCTGCAGGCGTCCGCGGATTGAGCATCGCATACAAATCTTTTTCTTTAATCTGCATCTTGCGCTTAATCAAAGCCAGTTCGATGGCAGCGCCCGAGGCAGACCGACTGCCAATTTCGGCTTCACTATCAAAAGCCGCATAGGATGCAATCACTGGAATTCGATTTTGACGTTTCAAGATATCAACAGTTAGTGAGTTGACTTTGATTGCTGGGAATAGTTCATCACCTTGCATCGCTGGATACTGCCGATTCAATGAAAAATCGATTAAATCATGTTGCGTGAATAAATCTGAAATTTGAGCCATTTGTTTTCTCCTCCTTTAATTAGGCTTGTGATTTGGCGGCGGCGTCCGTATCAGTGAAAGTAATCTTCTTTAATGCCGTGATAGCCTCAGCTGTTGGCGCCACTGGTAAGCGTTGGCCAAATAAATAGCCTTCAACAATCACGCCAACCATTTGAGGGCCACGTGTAACGTCCACTTCGTTAATCGTGATTCCTTCCGCCTTAGCGTCATTAGTTGGATAAATCGTGCCGGCTGGAATAACTTTATGTCCAAAAGCATCCGTCTTCACCGCGTAACTGGTGTCATCAACCTGCCGTGAGAATGATACGAACTTTTCAGATGCCATGAAATTCTTTTGTTCTACTGTTCCTTTATCAAATACATAAGCCATAATCTAGTACCTCCCTATTTTGTCGCCCATAAACTGGACTTTGCTGGCTTTTGCGAGTTATTTAATTTTTCAGCTGCTGTTGCACCTTCAGATTTATTTGCGGATGTATCAGCACCCGGCAATGTGGTCCCACTGCTTGCGATTCGCTTATCGATTGCTTGCTGTAAACTCTCTGTAAATGCCTTGCTGATTGCAGTGTAAGTCGCTTCAATGCCTTTATCATCTGCTAAAACATCATCACCAAAAGCCGCAATCAGTGCTGTCGGCAAATCGTCTGCACCCAGTCGAGCCGTCACTTTGGCTTTATTTTTAACAATAGTTCCATGACGCTGTGATTCAGCAAGTTGCTTGGTTAATTGGTCTTTATCATAGTTGGCCTTTTCCAGGTCAGTCATCTTGTCGTAATCTTTTTGCTGCTGAGCTTCACTAGCCTGTTTTTCATCATGTGTTTTAATTGCCGAAGCAATCAGCTTATCAACACTTGATTGCCAGTCCTTTTCACTAGCAAACGATTTAAACGGCGTATCTGCCTGATTGTCTTGGTCAGAGTCGTCATTGTTGCTATTTTGATTGGCGTCGGTTGTGTTAGGCGTGCTATCAGCCGTCTGATTGCCACCTTCATCCCCGCCAGTTCCATTATCACCGTCAGCAAACATCTGTAAATTCATCTTTAGTTTGAGTAGCTTTTTCATAATTAAATTCCTCCACGCCCACGCATTTCCGATAACTCAGGCCACAAAAAAAGCACCCCGTGCATTACTCTAAGAGCCCCACACATTGTGCTAAATTGACCGTGGCGTCATTATCAGACCCACGCATGCTATTTAGTTTGAGTAGTTTAGAGACGTGCTCAGGTCATCCATGCTAATCCTGATGGAACATTGTCGAAAGGATCATCGTGGCGGTTTGTATTGCTGTTACTTGATCATATCCTTTATTAAGTGCTTCCTCATAACATGTTAGAAATGCATCCGTCATGAGCTTAAAGCCTTGCTCCGTGTCAGCGTCAAACGTCAAGCCCTTCATTGCCATCTCGGTGTAACGCATTAAATCCGAATTATCTTTACTCATCGTGTTCTCCTCGTCGTACTAAAAAACGCCCAATCAAAATGATTGAACGCCCTACATTGCAACAATAACGATATCTTGCCATTGGTCACGGATTTTCTTGCCATCAATTACATAATCAAGAATCTCATCAACGTCGTCAGTATCTTTGAAGTGATAATCAAAATCACCATTATCTTTAGAAATGATACGTTTGCCCTCACTGTCAAAGCCAATGTACCACTCAACATCATTGATTTTGATTTGAACCTCCATACGAACATCTAACGCAAATCGAAGTTGCTCCAAAGACTCTAAGTGATCCGAATCAGCTTTTACTCGTCTTACCACCATCTTTATTCACAATCCTTTCTGCAATCGTTAATTTCCGCCCAGGTTCTTCACGCCGGGGAACAACCTTGCCATTTTTCTTTGTAACGTGTAACCAGGAATGCGCATGTGGCACAATCGTGTGTATTTTGGCATTGCCATGGTCGGTAAAATCAATGTCCAGCCGGGCCTTTCCTGTCTTACCATAATATCTTCGTGTAACTAGTTGTCCATCGACATAACGGTCAAAAACTGAGTTGGCTTCCTGTTGATACGGAACACCGTGCACTTCACCAAAATTGTGTACATTGTTCAACGCAAATTGTTCGCGCCGAACCTCGCGCGCTACTTTCAACAGGTTCTGATAACTATCACTGTCATTATACTTCATCGTTTAAAAATCTTCGAATGTTTCGGGTACGTTATCTCCACCTAAAATCCGTTTGTATTCATCATACTGGGTAGTATCATACCGACGATTGCCAACCCGATTATCTAAACTATCGAAATCCTGCGGACCATGCTTTAAGATTACTGCCTGGCGCCAATCCTGATAAGTAGCATCCGGCTTCAGCTTGAGCTTTTCACCAGTAATTGGATCATTCGCCGTCCGTTGCATCATGTACTGGCTATCTGACAAATAGATGATTGCGACAGTTCGGCAAAATGGATGTAACGGCGGAAAATTAACATTCACTTCCGCTTCATCTACGTTAAATACACGGCCGTCAATACTACGACAGATTTTTGAAGTCCGCATATCCAGCACGGCAACCAGTTGGTACTTTTTAACCCCGCGTCGTTTCCATTCATTGAGCTTCGTTTGATTATGAAAGTAGTTGGCTTCTGTTCTAATCAATCGTCGCGTATTGTAACTGCTAGTTCCAAACTCCTTAGCTAAAGCTTGTACCATGTCACGCTCACGCATACCACTCATCTGCTGAGCCGTGAATAGTTCACTGAGTCGGTCGGCTAGTTGGTCCGTGTTATGCCAAATCCGTTTAGAGTAGTTCTTGCCTTTAAACGGCGCATCTAATGTAGCCTTAACGTACTTCCCTGACAACTCTTTAAACCGTGTTATTGGTTCGTCTGGGTTCACTTTAACTGTTACCATCTCTTTACCCGTTTTAGGGTCAAAGATAGTTCTAGTGTGCATTTTAGGCTGACTATCAGCGCTCACGCCCGGAAGAATGACGTCTTTATCAAAGCCACCTATAATACTCTCGTTAGTTGCCTGATCAAGTGCTTCTTGAATTACCTTGGTATAAAGGTCCGTGGACTTCTCAATCTCAACAGATGCCGCTTGTTTCACCGCAATGTAGCTCTTAGCCTTGAGCTCTTCCAATCTGGTAATACGGCCCTTAGCTGCCATCTGTGATAAGTAGTTAGTCACTTGCTTCTTTGACTCCTTATCACTGACATTATCAGCCAGGGCCCGTAACGTTACTAACTCAGTCGGACTAACATTGGTGTTTAGAATCTGTTGTGCCTCGGCCTCCGTCGCTTTACCGTCCGTAAAATATCGTTTGTATATCTGTGATACCTCACCAGTCAAATAGTTCTGAGCACGCATGTACGCCCTTGCAATGATAGTCGCTTGTTTGGTTGCAGCATCATGTGATTTCTGTTCGCTCTGAACGGCTCGCAGTTGCCAGTAACTTAACTTGCGTTTGTCATCCGCCACTCCTACACCTCCGAGCTTATAAAATCAAATACAGCAAAATTAAAATGCCTGTAATTGGCTTCCATCCAAGCGAAACTAATCCAAGCATTTTAATTATCACGATCACAAATACACCAATCGTTTTAATGATTTTATTCAATTCTGAGTTAATTGCCCTTCACCACCACTTGCAAATTATGAGGATATTGTGCTGAAATATCTTGTAGTCCGTGTAATAAGGTCTCACACAGAACTTTGTTATCAGCACTGGGCTCAATCAATCCAATAAACAAGCCACCATTTTCTTTAATAGTGGCGTTAGATAGCTCATTAGTGATGGCTTGGCCAAGCACCGAAACAGCAGCACAAACTAGGTCATGGCCCTTAATAGCACTATTCGCGTGGCCCGTTATCTGATAACTCACTACCTGCTTTTTGTTTAAATGAAACGTTGCCAGAATCATCCGCAGTTACCTCCTCGTTATCTGTGGCGGGCTCGCCGCCCATAGCTTTCTGCTGTAGCTTGAGTGCTTTTTCCTTTTCCTGATCCAGCATCTTAATCAACTCTTGCGGGTCATTGGTCCCAGGCAACCACCCGAGGGACACTAATTGCGGAATAACACCATCAGCATTCTTAATATTATTGATGACATCTGCCATATTGACAGGAATATCAGGAACTATATTAATTGTTGCCCCAGAAGCGTCTACCGACTGGCCTTTAAACGCTAAAATGTTCTGCATCAGTTGTAGACGCTGGCGAATTCCACGTGTTAAGTATCGCTGCTTAGTCGCTAACAATTGGAGTAAACCGAATAGCTTGTATTTCATAGCTTCACCGCTAATCGTCCCTGCAAAGTTTTCGTCATTCATGTTAGGGACGTAAGACGTTTGATGAATGTCATCCTTAATCGACTTAACAAGTACTTGTAGCTGTGATTCGTCAAAGCTCTTGGTCAACCATTCAACGCTAGCACCCTGGTCGCCTTTACCAGGCGCTTCTAGAATACCGTCCTTCAAGTTAGCTCCTTCACCGTCCTCGCCCTCATCTAGGGTAAAGCCATAGACTACCAGCAAGGCATCCACGAAGTTCTTTTTATCGGTGATACGGTCTGACTGTAATTCGTTATAGGCGTTGATTAGGCTAATCGTTTGCTCAAAATCACCTTGACGCTCTTCGTTATTACGATACTCAATAAGTGGGACACCATTAAAATAATGTTGAATGGCCTTAGGTTTGCTTGCCAAATTAGCATCTGATAGCACTCGTCCTGTCTTGGTTCGATACTGAATAATCCAGTGGGCCGTATAGACAGTAATCAAATAACCCTTAGCATTACCAAGCAGGTCCTTCTTTTCCACGTAGTAAATACCAAACAGCGGATTTTTATCCAACGTGTCATCCGTTACCAGCACACAGCCGCGCGGATCAATTTTTTCAATTGCCAACTCGGTAGTTGCGTCTGACACCTTTTTGATGTATAGCAGCTCATAGGCACACCCAAACACGCTTAAATCTTTCTCCATCTCCGTATTATGCGAATCAATATCCATTTGGTCCTGAGCATCCGTAATGGCTTTAATATCCTTGCCGTTCGCCGGTGAAATGGATACTGGATTACCAGTTGTAAAGCCGGTAATCATGTCAGTAATATATTTGGCGTGGTTCGTCATTACCTTTTCGTCTGCACGATCCAACTTAGCCGCCATCTCAAGATTTCGGCTTAAGATATGCTGATTACCCTCATAGTAGTGTTCCAGCATGTTATAACGGTCAATACGTTGCTGTTGTTGATTGATAGCATAGTTAATTACATCAAAGCTAGGGTTTTCAATATTGCCAGCCAATTCACGGTCAATCGCAACGTTGGACCCGCGCTTCTTGTTCAAATCATACTGCATCCGCTCACCTTCTATCCTCTTAATCCCTTTGGCTTCTTAATTGTCCGTGCCTTGAGCCGTTCATGTGTGTTATAGACGGCATACCGTAACGCGTCCATCACGTCATCGTTGAGCTTGACGGGTAAGCCCGTAGCCTCGTCCCAGACATACTGGTAGATTTCATCTAAGAAGGCATCAATCGCTTCTTTGATAACAAAAAAGTGGCCTTGCTTCATGCACTTAGCCACCGACTCGATTCCTGATAAAACCGATTTTTTAGCATTGAACGCCTTGAGCCCTTCACGTTGGAAACGGGCTACATGTTCGGGACGTGCACTATCCGCCCAGAATTTAATATTTCGACCATAGCGACGCTGAATATCTTTTGCAATCTCTACCCAGTAATCAATCTCTTCAAACTGACGTGTATGTTCTTCAATCAAATAAGTATTGCCAACTCGATCATCAGCCATGACAACAATCGTTCCTTTATGTTCATAGCCCCAGTCGACTCCCGCATAGTAAGTTAAGTCTGCTGGCAATTGAGCCCGTGGAATAATCATTTCGTCCTTATTAAAATCTTTATACACCATACCTTCACCAGATACCCATAGACCGAGTATTGCACGGTCGTAAAACATTCCGGACGGCGTACCCGCTTTTTGATGTTCAACGTATTGTGGGGGCAAAAAGGTATTATCATCGATTGTAAAATGGAAACTAACGGTTCCTGCTTTAGGATCATCGTTATCAATATAGCTGGCTTTCAAGTAGTGAGTCGGAACGTCTGGGTTCGTATCGCAAATAATTCGCGCACCTTGTGCTGAGCACCGATTAAGGATTTCATTGAATACCTCTTCATTAGCAAGGCTAGCTTCGTTAATATACGCCCCAAACGAGGTCATCCCACGAATGGCACCCAGCCCTGCAATGGACCCGGTAAACGTCTGCACAATCTTCACGCCAAACAGTGTGAAAGAGTTATGTTTGTCAAATTGAAAGTTAATGTCATATTTATTCGTCAGTTCCTGTAATACGTTGTTTTGTAGCGACTTGCTTGAATACCCCGCTAAAATGTACATTGGTTCCTTGACCCCTAATTTGTCAGCAACCTGACGAACACGCCGCAGTTCCATCAAGAAGGCGTCATTATCAACGACAGTTTTACCAGACCGAACAGCACCATAGTTTATCAGTAGTCGCCAGTCCGTCCGCCGCAAGGTTTTCAGCACTTGAATTTGTTTCGGCGTATATAGCTCACTAATTGCCATCGCTATCACCACCTAGGACGTCATCCAATTTATCCAGATATTCAGAAACTTTTGATTCAGTACTATCGGTTGAGGCATTCATAATGTGAGCTTTAGCCTCCGCAATATCCGCGTCAGCTTTAAGCTTGCGGATCCGTTGCTCATTAACATTATCATCGTCAGTACCAATCAACTTAGACAAGCTATCCAATGCCTTTTGCTTATCGTACAACTTGACCACCAAGCCATCCTTACCGCGATGAATATCCTGCACCAGTGACCAATCAATCTGATCACTCGGTTTCAAGTAGATATCAGCAACGTGTTTTTTGACTGGGTTATCATCAGTATCAAGGAACGCATTGCCATCGGTGTCGGTCACTAATTCTTCGTGTACCTTGTAATCTAGTACATCACCAAGGCTAGCAAACGCTTGCTTAGCGTACTCATGAGCGATATCGTCAATCGTTACCAGCAGCTCGGAACGTTGCTGCTTCTTGAGCTCAGTGATCTGTTTCTTTATGTTAGGGTTTGCGAGGGTGCGACTACCTTCAACTCTTGCCGTCTCATAACTACATTTATAGACTCGCTGATATGCCCATGTTGCATTAAATCGTTGTAAATAAAAGAGGCAGAACAGTTTCTGCTTATCTGTAAGCTCACTGTTTGCCTCTAGTTCATCGATTATTTTAGGTGCACCCTTTTTGGCTTTTGTGTGCACCCTTTTTGACTTAGTGGGTGCATTCTTTTTAGCACTGCCACGTTGCCAGCCATAACGGCCCTTCCACGACTTGACAGTATTTAAGCTAACATCATACTTAGTAGCAATGTCCTTGTACTTCATACCAGCCATATAGTCCTGTTCAGCCTGCTCATACTTTTCTGTCATTACATACCACCACACCTCCGTTAATTGGAATTAGCTTATCTACCATTTCAAAAGTTCGTCCATAATTTTCTGATCATAATAAGCAGCCCGACGTTTATTTGCTTCATGTAGAGAATCATCGATAACCCTTTCCATTCGCAGGCACTCAATTAGCTCATCACTCTTTGGAACATTTGCAGGTAATTCCATGCTGCACCTCCTTATTTTTATCCAAACTAAAAGCGCCATGCTTATTTGCACGACGCTTCTTATCCTTGTACCACTTATCTAGCCGGGAGTCAGCCTGCACCCATTCAGGTGGCTCATACCCGTATTTACTATGAATCATTACTGCCATGAGGCACCTCGTCATCGATCAGCTTAGCTAGCCGTCTCAACTCATCAAAGCTAATTGACATTGCTACACTGTCTCCACCAACATCATCGGTAGCCAATAAGAAACCACTTGATGGATTAATTACCAGGCTTAGTTCCTCACCAAAACCATCTTGATAATTAAAGCTTTTTTGCATTGCGTTGCCTCCTAATCGTATGTACTAAAGAAGCCTGACGTCAGCCAGGCTTATGTATTGTTGTCTCATAAGATGGCGATCCCGTTATTCAACAATACAATTTAATATCATACTATATTTAGTATTGTTTGAGTTGCAATACACACTATTTACTTTACTAAAAAGAGCCCAACTAAATGTCAGGCTCCTAAACACAGTTGTTATCAGAAAAACGATTATAATTTTTACAACCATGTTTGATCATATTACCACAGCGCACATGTTTCCGCATGTAATTTGGTGGCCAGATTAATTGCGCCAATTATGTGCTTGGCAGGGATTTGCACCCTACATGGAGCCACCCAATATACGCTGCCAATGGTCTTAAGCATTCCACATACATATACTCTCTCACATGGATGAATTGTGCGCGTCTACCTATTCCGCCACAAGCACGCGTTATGCGGTCAACTCCCATTGGGTGCTGTATCACATAGCAATATCGCTGGTAGGACTCGAACCTACATCCCATTGTGGCTTACCAATTAGCCCACAGCGATACTCGCATTCAACGGCCGACGTTAAACACGAAGACTAATGCCGGCGGCAGAGAGGAGCGCATCACCCCTTATAAATCCGCCGGCAACGTAGCCTGCTGGACTCGAACCAGCGACAACCTGATTAACAGTCAGGCGCTCTACCAACTGAGCTAAGGCCACATGAATGTTAGGAAATATGACTAACTTTCCCAACATTTAATAAAACATATTGTATAATTAGTTATTATATTTGAACGGGGGTGAATTAACATGTCAAACAAGATTTCACTGAGTCAATTTCTTAACTTTTCAGTTAAAGTTCATACCAGCGCAAAAATCAATGCAGTTCGTCACATGAAGAATGATGAGTATTCAATCGGACAGGATTACTACTTTCCATTACGTACTGCTATACGTCGGTATACACAAGGCAAAGACACACTTGATTCTATACTAGACGCTGCACAAAACTCTAAGGAAGACCGCAGGGCCAACTTCATAAAAGATGCAACTAAATTTGTCAACTTCATGAAAAAACATGATGTTCAATTTTTTGAAGTAGGAAATGCTTCTTGGAGTTATGACAACAGGATCAATATAAGTGCTTCTCCAGAATTTGGGATGATTTGTAATGGCAAGCGTTATTTTGTTAAAAATTTTTATCGAAAACAGAATCCTAAGGATAAAATCACTTTAACTAAAATGCGTCCCACGTTAACTCTCATGAGAACTGCAACTTATCAAACAGATTTAGCTGGTGCAAACGCAGCCGTCCTCAATCTTCAAAACGGGAAACTTCTTTTTGATGACAAGCCTATTAACGCAAATAAATTGCTTGAATTGCAAGCAGATGCCGCGCAATTAGCCGACATTTGGGAAATGGTCTAATATCCTATTTATCATGTTCAATTCCCAGATCATTCATAACTTGTGCACATTCATCACAAATCCATGAACCATCATCGTTTTGCAAAGTTGCCACCTGCCCACATAGTGTACAGTGTGGCTTTTTAATATGGATTAAGTACCAGTCATGTATCCATAAACGTAACGAAATAAACATATTATCGCCCTTTTCTTAATTACCTTATGCTACTAATTTACCACCAATTTATTGCTATGAAGTCCGGCTTGAGTTCGGAAAAAGTTCGGTTAAAGTCCGGTCTGAGTCCGGTTTTGATAAATATTCAGGTCTTCTAGATAATAGCTCTGTGCGAACTGCAGCATCGCCAATGGCTTCCAGCGGTCAAAATACTGCGTCTTGCTGTAGCCAATATCCATATAGCACATCGTGTCGCTGTAACCTTGCAAATATAGCCGATCTAATATCTCCTGGCACTCATGATCACAGCGAGCCATTGCCTGAATAGTCTGTCGGACAATCTGTTCGGCATATAGGCGGCGTGTAATCCGATCCTCGGCCGAATTACCAGCTGGGGCCGACTTAGGCATGCCATCCATGCTAGGCGATTTTAAATCAGCGACCGAATGGCCGGACGCCCGAACTGCTTGCGGTAACTTCTTATCCAAGAACCGCCGCACCTGTTTAATTGTTTTCTCTTGGTCAATTGGTGGAAAAATTTCATCTGAAATAACTTGCTGTTCGCCCATCATGCGCCCCTCCGCTTTCGTATGCTATAATTAACTTATTCGGAATTAGTTGTAGCGCGGTCAGCGATGGCAGCGCTTTTTTATGTTATACTTACAACGGTCATTCGAGTGGTCCCGTGACTGGTCGCCTTAACGGGCGGCTTTTTGTTTGCTTCGGCGTGTTCCTTCATGCGCCGGTGCTTCCGTTTAATCGTTGAACGCTTCTTAGTGTGTTTAGGCATCTTCGTCCTCCGTAATTTCATCTATTTCTACTCGCGGATTTCGTTTATCAACTGCAAATTCGTCCTGAAATCCCGTGATATGCTTTCGATTGTCGTTGCCTAAAAGCCCAGCCTTCATAAAGCCGTCCAGCACAAACTTTTTAGCAAACGCGATATTATCCGCATCTTTCCGGTTGTTCTTCGTGTACCACGTAAATTTAAGCTTGCAAGGCCAATTAAATTCAACTCCAGAATTATGACTAGCCCGCGCATATACACTACATAAGGCCGTGTACCGCTTCTTTAGGTTAGCTGCCGCATACCGATTGGCCCGTTCAGCCTTGATGTACTCATTTAAGCTAGGTAGTTCGCCCTTGATCACGACTTTACTCATACTTTTGGCACCCGGCTAATGTAGTAGCCACAGACAATGCCATTTGAGTAGCTTGCTTGCCTTATCGATCTAGCTGGGGCGCTGATCTTATCACCTAGCAAATCAACTGTTTGTCCAGTAATAATTTCGTTGGGATTGTCGTACTTTTCAGCACGCCAGTAGCCGTTCCGCAACGGCAAACTGTACTTGTGCACTAGATAGCTAACCCGCTGACTAATATAGCCAGTCTCATCGGTCAACGCCCTTATCGTATGGTTACCATCACGATGAGCACGGCGAATATCTCTAATTTGCTCACGTTCCTCAGCTTGGGGATCTGGTAACATACTAGCTAAGTAAGCTTCATCACTGCGTACATTAGTCCCAGGCTTAACCAGTCTAACTGGAAACGGCCATTCACCAGATTTGTAGTTATGTTGCGCGAGCTTAAACATTTCCGGTTCTGGCCCGATTGCTAGTGGGTGATCGATATCGGGTAGATCAGCGTTAATTACTAGCACCTGTGTTTCAGTCATGCGCTTACCTCCGTTTGCAATCCTTGTCTAGCTTGCTCTAGATCAATAAAATACTCGGCTGGCTTACCCCAACATTGGGTCAAATCAAAATTTAAGCCATCCCGCTGATATTCAATAATTAAAACCTCGAGTGCAAATAGCTTGTACTCATGAGCGCACACTTCATCTTGCGCGCTACCGCCAGCCTTTAAATGCCGCTTCATACGCTGCTTAGTCCAGTGCAATGCGGCCGGTTCATAGGCATGGTTAGCGGCTAACTTGACTAATTGATTACCCCAATTCATTTAGCTTCCTCCTGACTGTTCATGAGCGCTAGAAAATCATCGTCACTCATATCGTCCTGCTGGTTATCACTTGAATTTGGCTTAGAATCCGCCTGAGAAGCGCCGTTTTGCATCCACTTTGGCGTAACTTCTTTACGGCGTGGTTTTGAATAGCCACTAGGTTTTCTTTCGCTCTTCATGCGGTCGTCATGATTAGCAGCAGCCTTTTTAGCCTGCTCTAACGTCGTAATATTTCGTTTCTTCCAACCCGCAACAATTGCACGAACGTATTTCAAACATGCATTAGATCCAATCTGATGTTCTCCAGCAACCCAAATTGCATAGGCAATCACCTCAGGCTTGAACTCTTCCAGCCATTCATCAATCTCAGGTCGGGCAATACCATTTGGAAATCCCCACAGGTTGGTCCAATCGTTAATGACCTGCTCGCGCGTGACACCCGCGTCATCATCATAAGAGTCAGTATCAGTCAAGTCAGGGTCAGTACTAGTAAGTTCTTTATGTTCTACTGGTTGACCTCCACCTTGCCCAACCGGTTGACCTACTTTATCTAAACCAGTTGGCCTACTTTTATGACTTGTAGTTGGGTTACTGGTTGGGTAACCAGCTGACCTACTATATAAATTAATAATGCGATATTCAGGTGGTTTAACATTTTTCTTGCCTCTAACGTATTTAATTAGTCCTAGTTGCACTAATGAGTTGCGTGCTTTATCGAGGCCGGGTTCGGATAGTCCTGTCAGACTGAGTAATGCCGAATTTTTCATGCGAAACTGAACGTCCAACTTGCCTTCATCGTTCGCATAGTCTAATAACTCGCGATACAGATTATTTTGGCCGTTAGAGACACTCGCTTCATACATTTTAAAATTGCGGTACGCTCGTCGTTGCTTGAAGTAATCCAAATTCGTCCCTCCTTTACTAATGGGCCTTTCACCCGTTCGGTGGATTCAGTCACTGCTGCATTCAAGCCAATTCGAATGTTTATTTCTTATCAAATGCCGCTAGCAACCCTTGTAGCTGGCTCTTAGCATCCTCTGCTTGTGCTACTGTTAGATTCTTCCAATCGTCGTCACTGCCTTTCCAGTCAGGAACGATCTGCTGCAATACTTCGTTGGCTGTTGACATCGGACTGCCTGACTGTGTCTTAGTGGCCAAGTCTCCAGCTAGGTTTGCAATATCACGAGTTTGTTGTGACGTCGCGATCATTTCGCCCGTGTCTTCCGATGCCGGTTGAGCATCTTCTTTAGGTGCTTGGTCTACTGCTGGCTTACCCTTAAGTAAGAGTTCAGCAGCTGTCTTAAATTCGGCCTTCTTGGCGTTTTCAGCGAGCCATTCGATATAGCTTCGATTTTCGTTCATAACTTTGCCCATGGTCTTGCCCTTATTTTTACCGAAGTTCAGTTTCAAATTGAAGGCTTCATCGTACGTCATGGTTTCGGTATTCTCACGCTGGTTGAATTGCTGCATGTCTTCGACATCTTGCGTAAAGACATTTGATAAACTAGCGATGGTCAGTGTGGCATCAACTTGAGCTCGCTTTTTTGCCATCTTCAATACCGTGTTTTTCATTGAAAAGCCATCACGAGAAACGTACTTACTCTCTTTTGTATTTGCCGACCCTAATCCCTCAGTTAACTGCATACCGCTCTTGTATAGCACGCACTTGACGGTGTAGTCGAAATAACCCGACTCGTAGTCCTCAACTTTATCGATAACGTTGTATTCGCTGGTCACGCCCATCAACATTTGAATTTTTTCGGCACCCGGTTTAAGGAGCGTCGGCTTCTGTGTACCAGGGACGACCCCAAAATCTTGACCATCTTTTAGTTGATGTTGAACCATAGTTTGGAAATTAGAGATAGCCTGTAGTTCGCTAGCCATCTTGTTTTGATCAGTACCCATGATTAGGGATAGACTGTTCGTTTGATTTTCTGCTTTTGCGATTGCTTCACTCATATCGGTTCCTCCTAGTATTTAAACGTGACCTTCTCAGTTGCCGGTTTTTCAGTAATACCAGCGATAATCTCGCCATCTTCCATGACAAACTTGTCACCAACCATGCGACCAGCTTTTTTTAAATCGACTTTATCAATAGATTCCTTGACCTTGATATATTGGCTCATGCCCTGATTACGAAGTGAGTTTAAAACCATCTTTTCGTCATACGCCAACCCAGCCGGGTTCTTACGAGTTGATACACGGCCATTAGGGGTATCGATTTTGAATTTCTTATCGACTAACCGTTGATCACGTAAATAGTCGGTCAGTAGCCCTTCGAAGTACTCGCGGTTGGCTTGGTTCTTATCAAGCTCCCGGTCGCGCCATGCAATTGCCTGGTCAATATTGTTCTTCGCAACCCGACCAATTTCATCATCATGCGCTTGGATAGCCTTGAGCTTCTTTAACGCCCAGTCAGCTTTCTCCAATGAGTCAATTTTGAATCCTTCGTTCTCACGCTCTGTAACCGTCTTGAGTTCTTCTTTTAACATTGCGTCCATAATTGAAACCTCCTGTTTATTTAATCATCAGCAATGACGCCACTTTCGATTAAGTCTTCCTTGGTGGGGGCATCATCGCGCCAGCCTTCTGCAGCTTCTTCTTGGTCAACCAGCCAGCTATCGTAGCCGCTCATTTTGCCCACCTCCGTACCAAACGTTGTCTTAGTGACAGTTTCGGAGTACAATAGAACTCGAAAATGAATTTATTAAGCGTCTTTGCTGCACGGGTACTACCAATACTCGAGCAGCTTTTTTCGTACTCAAATTTAGGCTTGGGCGATACTTTGCGTACTTCCAATTCGTTCGACCTCCTTAAATGTGCCAAAAACATTATTCAATTCTTCAATCGTGATCTGTTTGTAAAGCACGTTTCCGATCCGGAATGTAAATTTCATCGTCTTCATCTCCTTAAATTCCAAACCAACTAGCAACTTCATGACGCTTGAACCACAATGCAGTTAACGCGCAGCCTACTAATGCTCCTTCAATCATTGCTATTTCCTCCTAGCCATTTTCTTGATTGACTTTATCGATTACTTCCTGCAATTTATCCATCGAGATGCCAGCATACTCAGCTTTCTTAGCTAAATCAGTTATCTCTGCGCTGATTTCTTCCGCGTATTCACGTGGATAGCGTTCAATAACTAGCTGCTGCGCTGGTGTTCGGTCTCTCGGTTTGACTGCAATAGCTTCTTCGAACTCCGTCTCAAGCTCCTCTCGCTGACGTTGCTCCTCTCTCTGCTTCATCAAAGCCGAGAACATATCACCTTGTAGCTGACGATCATTCTGAAATGACAGCACTCCGAAATTCTCACGAGCACCAGAATAGCTAAGCCAAAAATCGTTAATTACATTTGCTAACGACTTCCTGATTTGTGGATCAGTGCTTCTTGATCCACTCTTCAACCGGGACAATTGTCCGAGAGAAACATGCGTCCTATCTGCAATCTGCTGCTGTGTTGATTCTTTATGCCTGTCCAACGCTAATGATAATTGCTCTGAGAATTTGTTTTTCATACCTACACCTCTGTATTTTTGAAAGGGCTTTATATGGCCTTTCCGCGTAATTCACTTATAATTCAGTTAGTTGGGATGGCTTAATAGATAATCCATCATCTCAGCTGCTGGAATCTGCCAGCCGTTATGGGTATTCACATAATCAATGAAGCCACCCTGTTCAACATCCAAATCATGGCGATGCTTGGTTAAATATCGTGAGGCTCGTTCGGTTGATTTAGTTCCGTATTTATACTTAGCCAGATCTTTAAGCTTCCAAGTACGAATACCACGTTGTGCTTGCTTCCAGGCTTGGAACCTCTCGTATTCTTCTTCGCTAATGAATTGGAAGCCCTTTGGAGCCTCATGCCGAACCAATATCGTATCTGACATGTTCGTACCTCCTAATATGAAACTGACATAAGTTGGCTAGCTTGCTCGTTATACTCGGCCGTTACCGCCCGGAATTCAGCATCTAGTGCTTTATCGCTTAGTGCCTCAAACATTACTCTTGGCGTTTCTGGCTTAACCTTTGCTAGTGCATTGATTAATGTAGTTCGTGATAGATGTGTCATTTTGTTTCCTCCGTTCTTTGAAAATTAAATATTTGCTTTTAGTAACTCAAATATTCGACGCGCTTCATCAATGTTGCTCTCGTTAATTTGATATACGTTAGACACACCTAAATGGAATCTAATGATCGTTTTAACTGCGTCTGACAATGAATAAGTTTTTGGGTTCTTACCGTACTTCTCGTTGACAAATTTTGAAATATCGTTTTTAAGCTCCATCCAAGCAGTGTTTTTTGCTTTGACTGGTGCTAGGCTTTTGGCGGCAATAGCTGCGTTTACCTCCGATTGGACCATTTCGTGCAACTGTTCTTGTGTGACTTCCATTACTTAATCACCTCCTTAGGTTCTAATAAGTCATCCACGGTTACGCCCATTGCTTTGGCAAGTAAATTTAGTGTTACAGCATCAGGATGCTTTGTTCGGTTTTCGAGAGTATTTACAGTACTCTGTGATACGCCCGCAGCATCCGCTAACTTTGCTTGCGTCCAGCCAAGCTTGGAACGATTCTTTTTAATTTCTGAGCCGATCATATTTTTCATCTCCTTAAAGTTAACGCATTTGCGTAACTGTATTTTTATTATAACGCCATTGCGTGAATTGTCAACGCAACAGCGTAACTTTTTTAAATGAATTTGTTTTACGATTAACGCAAACACGTTTGGAGGATCTTTTATGACTGAATCAGAATTAATAATTCAACGCTTGTATGATCTTATGCGCGAGCGTAATTTAACCGTCAATCGTTTGGCCACGTTAGCAGGAGTTACTCAATCAACAGTGAGTTCTTTCATTTACCGGCAGAGTGTTCCAAAAGTAGATCTATTGCATTCACTTTGTTCTGCTCTCGGCATCAGCGTCCACGACTTCTTCGACTTCCCGCCTTACAACGAGGTGGAAAAATAAATCTAATGGCATCTGCTTCAATTGCATTAGTGAAGATAGTATCTGCCAGTATTCCTTTGTTTGCCGTTGCAATATCCTATTTCTTTGGTTTAAACACACAAGCACACCAACGAAAATATGATGTGTTACGCGAGCGGTACCAAAAGCTTTATGTGCCATATTTCAATTTACTTTTAATAACACCCCCGGAAGATATATTGCCTAGTGAGTTGTCTTTAGGCGCTCGCAGTAAGTATTTAGATTTGATTTCAAGTCACACACATTTGTTGGGATCAAAAAGTGCTGAGATTTTTCCTAAGTTCTTTCGTGCTTTTATGAACTTGCTTGAATTAGAAGATGACAATACTGATTTTGAGGACGCAGATACAGAATACAATGACGCTTTTATCAGAATGGAAGATATCCTTTTACAAGAAGGGTCAAAGTTAGCAAAGCAGCTAAAATACCCAGACTTAGCAAAAACCATTTCAACCATTCGAGATCAACGGTTGCGTGAATAATAACCAAATAAAGCCCAATAAGTGCCATGATTATACTAATCACGCTCTCGCCTCCTTTCACTACCCCTGCGATATAATGATTGCAAGGAGGTGATATTAATGAATAACTATTTAGTAACTTTTAATCCAGAAAAAGATCTAAACTCTGAATTTGCAGTGACCATTCGAACAACTTTAGAGAATCTATCTCCAGATAAATGGGTTCAAATATTTCCCTTTCAGATTGCAATTCAATCAGAACTAACAATCACTGAACTGAAACAAGAACTTAGTAAGATAGAAAAATCACAACGTGTTTCAATTGTTCGCTTTGATGCATGGTCTACTAACGAAGAACGCAGTAGCCAGTTCCTTTCTGAATACGGATATTAGTTGCTACATCTCTTTACGTATTCACCATAATGTTTTACAAACTCTTCTTTTGATACCGGGGCAGCTTTAAAAGCAATCCCTGGGAAAATATCATGGCTTACTTCTTTGCGCTCAAGACTACTTGCGATAGTTTTGAGCGTTTTATTAAGTTCGTGTAACTCGACTAACAATTGTGTTACTTGTTTTTGTTTCATTTTGCCGCCTCCTTATTTACTCGTATTGTGTACTTTATCTTCAAAAAAATAAGTCCATTTAACACGTTTTTTTTTCGATATATCATTCATTCTTACAGCCATTTTCTTAGCTCTACCAACACTTGGTGTTCTATGCCCTTGTTCGTAAGACGCTAAAGTTGTCTCTGGCATATCGAGAAATTCAGCAGCCTTTTTTTGCGTTAGTCCGTTGATGTCTCTCCACTCTTTTAACCAATGACGCATGTTAACACCTCCTAACTAAGTAATACGTTTCGCGTACCTTTGATGCTTACTAATATAATACAATTCGCGTACTTAGTCAACACATAAATACTCTAAACGAGTATTTATCATATTTTTGTACAAAATACGCATTATGCGTAGTAATCTTATAATTAACGAAGGAGGCCTATCAATGTTTGCTGAACGCCTTAAAGAATTACGAAAAAAAGAAGCTGGTCTAACGCAAGAGAGATTAGCAATGCAATTAGGCATGGCCAAAACAACACTGGCTTCCTATGAACAAGGAAAACGACAGCCAGATCTTGAAACACTTTCTAAAATTGCAGATCGTTTTTCCGTGACAACTGACTACTTGCTTGGAAAAAATGGCACGCCAAAATGGGCAACCAAGAAAGATACCATTGACCTGAAGGATTTTCTTGAAGCAAATGAGGGTTCGATGACCTATGGGGGTGAAGATCTTACTGAAGAAGAAAAACAACAAGTGCGTGTGGCAATGGCAACAATATTTTGGAAACGCCACAAGCATGATTAGGAGTTGTACTTATGGATAGAGTAAAAGATATTGTTAAAGCTATTGTCAATCGTTATCACACAGCGGACCCGTTTGTAATTGCGGAAAAGCTTAACATACAAGTGGAATGGTGTGATTTTGGGGCAATGCCTCTGGGTAAAAATGCTTATGACAACCAAGAGCCTATCATACTACTCAATAATTCTATTAAACACACGCCTACACAGTATTTCATACTCGGCCACGAACTAGGACACGTTATATTCCATGAGGGGCTGATTGGGTACTACACTTCCGTTAAACATGGATATTCTAAGTTTGAACGTGAAGCTGATGAATTTTCAGTTGGATTGATGGGAATGCTGTTTATTGAGGAGAATGGCCATATTCCCTATTCATACAGAGAACTGTCCTATCAATACGGGGTACCATCGGATATCAATGATTAAGGGAAACACTAAAAAATTATGTCCAATAAGCTGATCGACATTAAAAGCTGTTAAAAGAGGAGGAACTTCAGCATGAAGACAAAGAATTTAGCGCTTACCAACGGAATCGTGGGATTAGTTGGCGGAATCATCTTATTATTTGGGGGCTGGTTTGTCGCTGGTGGCGCCCTAAGCGATGCGGCAACTGGATCAGCAACAAGCACATCAGGTACAGTGGCTTTATTAAACATTTTGAAAATTGCCATTTTAGCACTAGGCATCATTGCATTAATTTATTATAAAGGCGATTCAAGAGTAAATACTGCACCAGGTGTTTTACTAATTGTCGGCGGCGCAATCGCACTTATTCCATTCTTAGGTTGGATTGGCGGAATTATCGCAATTATTGGTGGTTCTTTATATTTAGCTTCCCTAAAGAACTTTAATCAACCACAACAATAACACAATGCACTATTTTGAAGGATATACCTCAGGTGTCAAAGGCGTATTAGGTGCGAACTTTAACGTTACTTTCACCAATGGAACATTGAGTGGTAAAACTCAATCTGGTATGAAATAGCAATTTATAACTGGCCCTTGATTGGGCTTTCACGCGAGCGTAGTTCAACGGTAGAATGGTTCCTTTAATTCAAATATAGCCTACCTTCCAATGCAGGTTCGACTCCTGCCGCTCGCATAGAGATTCTTAACTCAATCAAACACAGGAGAATCACCAATGTTCAATTCTTTAACTTATTTTTTTAAAAGCATGTCCTCTATTAAGTGGAGCACTGAGCTATTATTTGCGGCAATTATATCAGCATTAGTTGCATATTTTCTCTATAAAAAGCTTCATCACTAAATTATTACAAACGTGGGTGTAGTTCAACGGCAGAACAGCAACTTCTTATGGGATACCCTTCCTTTATTTCTTATTGCCATGCGGGTTCAACTCCTGCCACTCACATTGACCAGTCAGGATGTCATTAAAAGCCAGGGGGTTAGAATTTAATCATCATGGGGATTTCTATTTGGGGAAATATTAATTTGGAGGAAACATCAATGAAAAAAATGAGTATTGTCTTTGTAGCCATTATAGCTATAATTTTCACACTGGCTGGTTGTGGAAACAAAAAGCCTGATTATACTGCTTCAACAGCAGAATCAGCATTAAATGCTAATAAAGATATTGAGGGAAAAACCGTTCAATTCAAGGTCAATAAAGTTGTTCCAAATAGCGCATTTGGTTATAACCTTGAAACTGGCAAGCACTTGAATTTCGTAAGTTATGAAAATCCTAAGGTGAATAAAGGTGAAACAGTTACGGTAAAAGTTAAGAAGGCTAGCTCATCTGTGGGTTCTTGGGTTATATCATACACAAATCTCAAAAAAGATTAACTGTAAATAATTGGCCCTTAGTTGGGCTTTCACGCGAGCGTAGTTCAACGGTAGAACAGTACTCCTTTGAATTGCTAACTAGATACTTTCAGATGTAGGTTCGACTCCTGCCGCTCGCATTGTAACAAATAACCCATACTACCGCTTACTTTAGTACGTACATCGCGTGGGCGTAATTCAATGGTAGAATAACGATTTCAGCCCTTCTCTCTCGTTTGAAATTGTTATGTAGGTTCAATCCCTGCCACCCACTTTTAAAAGAAAGAAGGTAAGATTATGGATAAAGATATGTCGAAATATGAACTCATAGATAACATTACTAATGACTTAACCTCTTTTATTAATCTGTATGCTTTCGTTTATCTTACAAAAGATAGCTACTCAAGGAAAGAATGTGACCGCATAATCCAAGGAATGGAAAGAGATATGGTTGATCGTCTTAAGCAAAAATAATTGTAGGTACATTCTAATTAACTGTTGAGCCGACCAAAACCCATTGTTGGCTCTTATGCGAGTGTAGTTTAGTGGTAAAACGACAGCCTTCCAAGCTGTAGTCGCGGGTCCGATTCCCGTCACTCGCTTTATAATATATAAGTTAACAGAGGAAAAATTCATGCAAAAAAATGAGATAAATAAGTGTATCACTACTTTAAATCAAATGTCACTCTCAGAAAATTTCACAAATTATATATCTAAAATTCGTTTCCCCCATTATAAAAATTTCGAATCAGACACAACAATTGAATTTTCATTTCCACTAACCGTACTAGTAGGTAAAAATGGTACTGGAAAAAGCTCTATCCTATATGCGTTATATGGTGCTCCCAAAAATTCTAACACAGGAAATTTTTGGTTTTCGACAGTGACCGATCCAATCGAAGAGCAGGACGAAAATAAGGTTAGACAATCTTTCGTATATTCATTTTATGATGAAAATGGGTTAGAAGAAGACTTATTAAATCTACGAATTTCTTCAAAAAAAGGGGACCCAAATTATTGGGAATCCAGTAGACCAGTAAAACTTTATGGGTTAGATACAAATCAATCTCGTCCCAAAAAAATTGATAAAAACATAATTTTTTTGAACTTCAAATCAATAATCAGTGCTTATGACAAGTATTTTTATTTTGGAAAGGATGGGACAAAGGCTTCTTCCTCAAAACTTTTATATGGACAAGAGACAGGCCATGTTTATAATGATAGAATGCGCTTTATAAGACGTAAGTCAAAACAATTGGATAGTGTGTTAAATGGTGATAAGGCCATAATAAATGGTCCGTATAAAAAACCACAAAATTCCAAATCGATTGAGCTTTCAAAGGAAGAAATTTACTGGATTTCCGACATTCTAGGTCATAGATACTCTTCTGGACTCATAATAAACCATAAATTGTATGGTACTTGGGGTTATTCCATATACTTAAACCAAACTGATTTTGGATATACTGAAGCCCATGCTGGTAGTGGAGAATTTGCAACCGTACTTTTAGTTCATGACCTTTTGAATATTAGCAAAAATTCTTTAGTATTATTAGATGAAGTTGAAACGTCGTTACATCCTGGAGCACAATCGAAAATAACAAAATTTCTGCTTAATTTAATTATATACAAGAAATTACAAATTGTTATATCAACTCATTCTCCGCAACTGGTTAAAGATCTTCCAGAGAAAGCGATTAAGAATGTTTATTTTGACACAACAAATAATAGCGTAAACGTAAAAAATAAGTGTCTACCCTCTGAAGCATTTAATGAAATTGGTTTTTCTGTCTTTGGAAAATGCAATGTTTATGTTGAAGATTTAAACGCAAAATTGCTTTGTAAAGCAATTATTACTGATACCAATAATACCGCGAAATATTCAACTTTAAATATCGAGCATGGAAATGGAGCCAACGATTTAGTGCAGCGAATACTAAGTAACGTATCTAAAAAAATACAAAATGAATTTTTTATTCTGGACGGAGATCAAATGAATCATGATATTGACATAAATCATGTGTTTTCTTTAGAGGAATCAAAGGATTCTAAATTTCTAAAAAATTTTGTTTCAAAAATAACGCATACTAATAAGTATCCGCTGCCAAGCAATCCTAAAGAAGAATTACAGATAGAATATTTCAATAACGTTATCTCATTTTGGAAAAAACATGTCTTTTATTTGCCTAAACAAGATCCGGAAACAATTGTTTGGGATCTTAGTACTTTGACTAGTTTTTGTGATGCATTTAATTTATCGACAGTTCTAGAACCTGAAGAAAAGAAAGGGACATTCAAATCCATTTCCAACGAATGTAATTGTACTGAACAAAATCGTAATTCATCTCAAGCTGAATATGAAACTTTTTTCAAAATGCTACTTAAATCTTGGCTAAATAAAAAAGATAGCTGTTATACTAATATTGTTTCACAATTTGATAATATTCTTTCGGAATTTAATACTATTAAGTGAGGTTCATTTGATGAAGAAGTTCTATGCAATAGATGCATTTTCAGGTTGTGGTGGCCTAACCATTGGATTAAAGCAGTCTGGAATACAAGTTAAATATGCTATTGAAATCAACACAAAGATCGCATCTGTTTACTCAAAAAACAATCCCGAAGTTAATATGATAAATAACGATATAACAAAAATTAAATTATCTCAATTCGATCATTTTAAACAACTGGATGGTTTTAAAATTGTTGCTGGATGCCCTCCTTGTCAAGGATTTTCTAATGTGAATACAAATAATCGGAAAAACAACTTTTCGGATGATCGAAATACTCTTATTTTAGATTTTTACAAAATCATTGACTATGTCAAACCCGATTTTATCCTTTTAGAAAATGTTCCACAACTTGTAAATTACAAAAAATTCAAAATTTTTCTTAACAAAATGAAGTCCAGCGGTTATACGTATGATTTTAAAATTTTAAGTGTTAATAACTTCGGCGTTCCCCAAAAAAGAAAGCGTCTCGTGCTCATGGCTCATAAGGGACCAGAGATTTCGTTGCCCGAAAATAATTCACTTCCAAATACAACCGTTGCTGATTATTTAAAGGATCTTCCCTCGCCAGAGAACACAACAGATATTTTTCAAAAATCATTCTCACATAATACTGAGCGAATTAGAAATATTATTTCAATGATTCCCAAAAATGGAGGTAGCCGAACTGATTTACCTTATAAATATTGGCTAGCTTGTCATAAAAAGAAAAACGTTTCTTTTACAGATGTTTATGGTCGCATGTCTTGGAACAAACCTGCTCCAACTATTACCGGTGGTTGCTTATATCCTTCCAAAGGCCGCTTTATTCATCCAGAACAGAATCGAGGACTAACTGTACGTGAAGCATCGTTACTCCAAACCTTCCCTTCAAACTTTATTTTTGACAGTACGCTTCCACTCACCTTACTTGCTCAAATGATTGGAAATGCTATTCCCCCAAAATTTGTTAAATTTCAAGCTGACTACTTGAAAAGCTTAGTGTAAATAGTTGACTACTTATTTAAAGACGAATTTACGATTTGGATACTACACTAAGATTCATTCATTACTTATACCCCATCACGGGGTATATATTTTGAGTTAAAAAGAACATACGTTTGGCAATATTAACCTATTGTTATTTCCAGTTGGGAGGAATAAAACATGTCAGTAACCAAACTTAATAATGGTAAATGGCAAGCCCGTGTCTCTTATAAAGATGATGACGGTAACTATAAGTCGGTTACTCATTTAGAAAAGCGCAAAACTGACGCTGTTGAGTGGGAAACTAAGACTAAGAATGCTCTGTTGGAAGGTGCTGACTTATCACGTAGTACCGAGAGTCTAAAGCATTACTTTCTTGATTGGATCAGAATTTACAAAACTGACGGTGTATCGCGTCATACTCACGAGCTGTATATGGGCAACTGGCGTCACGTCTCTGCATATTTCAAAGATCAACCCATGAGCTCAATTAAACGTCCAGATTACCAGAAGTTTCTGAATGAATTTGGCCGCAGTCATGGAATTGCCACATCTCACAAGCTTCATCAACAAGTACACACTGCAATCAAGGACGCCGTAGCTGATGGCATTCTAAAACGAGACTTTGCTTACAAGGCACACGTCACTGGACGCCCTCCTAAGCCCGTAGAGGAAAAGTATTTGACGTTGTCCGATTATCAGAAGCTACGTAAATACCTCATTAAAACAGCTGACTATGACCACATGACTATGCTGATGATGCTGTTTCAACTAGAAACTGGAACCAGGTTCGAGGAGGCTGCTGGTCTAACGTGGGATAATTTGGATTTGAATAATGGAATAGTTCACATTAAACAGCAGTGGGACGCCCGTAGACAGACTTTTCGTCCAACTAAGGGAAATGGACAGGCCGATGGAGATATAACCATAGGACCCGCCTACTGTCGTTTTATGAGGAGCTATCGTAATGCGCAGAAAGATTATTTAGAATTACACGAAATGAAGAATCCTAAGAACCTCGTATTTTGGTCCAAACTAGGAAAAATAGTGGGCAATGGGAATGCAAACGAAGAGCTAGGACGTATTTGTAACCGTCTAAAGATCAACAAAGTTACAACACACGCCATGAGGCACACACACGCTTCGATTCTTATCCTAAATCATGAGTCCCTTCCCTATGTTCAACATCGCCTTCGACATCAAAAACTAGAAACGACCGTTAACACCTACGTCCATCTTATTGAAGAAGAAAACGGCGTGTCAGATAAGAAGGCTACCGAGCTAATGGACGAAGGATTTTAA